CGATGCGATCGACCACGCCCCTGACGCCCTGAACTTCCTGCTTCACTGCCTCTACCTCCGCCCGCTGGGTGACCAGAGCTTCGAGAACTTCTACGCGAGCCTTGAGCTCGCCGTTCTCCTGCTTCAGGAATTCAATCTGAACCTGAAGCAGCTCTACTGTATCAGTAGCGATGCTGACGGATGCGGAAATGGCGTTACGTTTGCCACCAAACCATCCACCAGCGATACCGGCGATACCAGCGAGTGCGGCTATAAGTGCTTCGACACCCATTCTTCTCCCTTTCCTGGGTGCAGCGACGCTTGAGCGTCGCCTTACGTGGACTCTGCCACTGTCCTCAGAACCATGGTGAGGACTCCACCAAGGGCTCCCGCAGGAGCGGGAGGCCCGTCTTGCCTGAACTCCCAGTCGTCGATGACGACCTCGGTCACCAGCTCGTCAGCCAACTCCTGGAATAGCCAGGTGTCACCCGATCGGGCGATGCTCTTGAACTGCTCAAGACGTTCGCGAGCGAATCCGACGTAGCCGTAGTGCTGGTAAGCCCGGTCCGATTCGTTGTCGTACAGCAGAACCGGGACGGTAATGATCCTCTGGCGGATGGAACCAGGCAGGGCCTTGACCTGCCATCCGTTCAGGATTCCACCAAGAGACAGATCGGAATCATCCCTGCCGAGAGTGAACTTCAAAGCCAGCCAGTTCTGCGGACCAACCGGCTGAGGCGTAGCCACATCCTTCGTGCCCGAGGACGACTCTCCGGAGTACGTAATGTAAGGAATCTCTCCGCCTCCTTCAGGGAGGACGGAGATGGCTACAGTTCCATCGAGCGGAGCAGGTGTTCTGATCGAGAAGAACTTGTACAGCTTCGGCTCTTCTGTGTTGAACCTGATCCGACCAGTCTCCAGATAGCCGGACGGAAGGAGTTGTGTGGCGTACTCCTTGAACGAGCCATTGCCTGAGACTGTATAGACCTTGCGGTCGGATGCTCCGAACATCGTCACGGACGAGATTAGCCCAGTCAGTCCAGAGAAGTACACGTCCCTCGCGTATGCGTAACGCACGCTCCTGGTGGTCTGCTCCTGCGTGACGTTGCCCAGATCGATCCGGTAGAGACCGGACGATCCATCATGCTGAGTGTCGGTGCCAGTCCACATGAACCTGTCGCTACCAACGATTCCACGGCAGCCGTTATCCAGCTCGAACAGCAGAGGGCCGTATGACACGTCACCGTTCGAGTCGATCTCGCCAACCCGGAAGCCCTTGTTCGTGGCTATCCCCAGGAAGGTGCCGACGTACGAATAGATCGTGCGGATCGTTTCACCCGACGGCATGGTTGCCGTCACGCCAGCCCAGGCCAGAGTCGGCACGCCACCCACGTCCGTGATGGTGAACTTGTGGATCTGGCTGGTAGTTCCCGAGTCTCCGGCAACGTAAATCGCTGTCGGTCCGTCGGATACGGATCGCCACTTCCAGTTGGTGTCAGGGTGTGAGTACTCCGGCGACGGCATGACTCCGCCGCCGAGGGTGAGCTCGTACAGGTGCCTGCCGTCCCCAAGGATCAGGCGGTCCTTGACGAACTCGATGATCGACTCGTTGATCAGTGTGGTCGTGTACGTGTGGCTCGGGGCTGAAGCGTTGGTGCCAACCCATACTCCGTCGGCAGGCTTGATGATGATGTAGGTGTATCCGGTAGACGTGATATCGCTGATGGTATTACCGGCGGCAATGATCGACGTCGTTCCAGAATCCGTCACCTTGCTCAGCGCGCCTCCGTCGACGAGCCAAAAAGAGTCGACGCTCGTAGGGTCAACAAACCCTTGAGCGAGCACAGGATTACCAACAGAGGTGCTGGCCCTCTCCGTCTCCCTCAAGAGCTTCAGGTTCCCGGACTCCCACGGATCGATTCCAAGGGAGTTGGCGAACCTGTAGTTGAACTGATTGTCGTTATCGGGATCCTGGTACAGAACGCCAGCTCCACCCGTAAAGGTGGACTGGCTCCTCAGCCACCAACCCTGAAGCGACTGCTCGCCAGGCTCTGCGAAGTTGTCGAACTGGTCCTTGCGAACAGCAGCCATTCGCTCCGTGTAAGGAAACTCGTCCTTGATGGCGGAGACGAAAGGGATTCCACCGATCGCGTAGTCGTAGTCGAGATCGGTCGGAATGTACTGCCCTTGGGTTCCGCTCCCCAGTCCAGAGATCTGCCAAGGGATCTGATTTACCAGGGTGCCCATGCGGCCTCCTTAGGCTATGCGCTGAAGCCTGACCCAGGAGTCAGCAAGAAGAACGGTCGCGATAGCGTTGGACGTGTTCTGCGCCCACAGGATGCTCACGGACCCCGTGGTGGTGACGTTGATGTTTGCTCCTACGCTCACAACCGTGGGCGAAGAGGCCGAAGTAGAAGTCATGTAGGCAATAGAGCCTGCCGCTGCAAGCGTGTGGCTGGACGATCGCCATTCACCAGGACCCGACGTCACGCCGGAAGGCGTGATGAATCCGCCAGCCGATCCCCAGGCGACCGTACCTACAGCCGAACCCTGGATATCGAACTTGATGTCGCCGTCTCCGGTGTTCGTATCGACGAAGAACTGACCATCGAGCAGGTATCGGCCAACCGGAAGCGATGCGAACGTGAGGTGAGGGTCTGCTGCCAGCACCGTAGTGCTGGCCCTTGAGGTATTGGCCGACTTGAACGCTGTGCGGAATCCACCAACACCCTGAAGGTCCAGATTTCCCCTGATGAACACGTTGCCCGTGTCCGTCACAGAGAACTGCTTGACGTTCAGGCTGTCCTGAATCTTGAAGTCCTCAAACCCTGATCCATTGCTAGGCGTCGTCTGAATGTAGTCGTTCGGGAAGAGCGTATCGAACGTAGCCCCAGAGCTATTGACGGCACCGGTAAGAACGGGCGCACTGAGGGTCTTGTTGAAGAGAGTCTGGGCGCTTGTGGTGCCGACCACGGCGGCACCACCTGCGAGGCCGTGAACGTTGGTCGTGGCATTGACATGCTCGTTGGCTTCACGGAAGTCTCGGGCGGAGGAGACGTGACGCACCTTGGCGCCAGCTCCGTGAGACGTGGCAGACGTACCGTCGACTGCACGAGTGACCGTGAGGCTGAGACCCGCGACTCCCGTGACGTCCACGAGCTCCTCAGTAGGAGCTCCGTAATCCAGGGCTAGGGTGAACGGAGCGGCCGGGAAGCCCACCGTACTGGCAACCAGGATGACCGTGGATACGTTGTTGATGCCAGACTGGAGAGTGGTTTCCGGTGCGACGCTAGAGTAATTCCTGATAGCCATAACTCTCCTAGCCGTTGAAGGTCTGATAGGTCTCGTACAGACGGAAGAGTCGATCGCGCTCTTCGTCCAGACGAGTCTGATACAGGTTGTAGTAGTACTGCGACGCCTTCGAGGCGGAGCCGGTAGGCACAAGCTCGGCACGTTCGGTTGCTTCGATAGCAGACTGCTGAAGCCTTGCTGCCTCGTAAGCGGGAATGAGGCGCCAGCAGGCGCCGTATACGATCATATCGATGTACCGGTCGGGGAATCCGGTATCGGTGAAGTCGTCCGAGAGGTTCACGAGGGGCGTGGGCTTCTTCGTGTAGATCACTCGGACGTTCCTGCCGGGAACGATGAAGTCCCGCATCACCTGAATAGACTTGCCTGTAGGTGCAGGAGTGGGCTTGGTCTGCCCAGGCGTAGTGGACGCCTGGGAATTGAATCGCCAGGAAGAGTTAGGGAACCATACGGCGGACGGACCGATCGTGTTGGTCATCACCCTGTACACCCCTTCCGCCTCCGCAGGGATCGGATACTCATACCGAGCGGAAGTCCAGGGGAACTCGTACTCTCCGAACACGAACAGATCCGGGTAAACCCCGTTGATCGTGTCGTTGATCGCCTCCATGATGCGAGTACGAGGATAGCGAGGATCTGCCGTGACGATGTCGTTGACAGCGTGGCTGGCAGCCGTGGTGCTTTCGACACCACGGCCATTCGTTCCAGCCATGACCGTGACAATCCCGGTCGATCGGTCGAAAGACTTGACGAGTATGAGCTCTTCGTTGATCTCTGCGAGGCCGCGAGAAACGTTTTTGACGGTATCAAGATCAACAGTGAACGTGGTGTCGCTGGCCCCCATCGGCTCCGTGAGGTATGAGATGGAAGCTTGGTCTCGGGTGTAACCGAGAAGCTGCTGCTTCACTCGGCTCACGAGGTCGTTAAAGGTGGCCATGAGACTCCTTGTTAGCCGTAGATGTAGCCGTTCACTGTGGCAGAGCTGGCGCCAGAAGCGCCAGCGGTGAACTCTAGGGTGACGCTGTTTTCGGGCGGAGCGAGGATCAGAATCTCCGTGTCGATAGAGCCTGCCGCAGCCGCAGCAAGAAGACCCGTCACGTTGAGTC